TGATGATGGTATAGCTACTTGGTTGAACTCAGGTTTAACAAAAGTACCAGCTCTAAAAACATTAATGATGTTCCCTAGAACTGGTTTAAACCAAGTCAAACTAGCTTTATCTTATACACCTATATCTCTTATACCTGGAGTTAAATCCAAGTATGCAAAGGTATTAAAAGCAGGTGATGATATTAATCTCATTAAAGAAGCATTAGCAGCTCATGGAGTTAAAAACTTCGATGAGACACCTAATGCTATGGCTATCTATAAACAGTTAAAGGATGAGTATGAAGGTCGTCTAATGATTGGTGGTGCTACTGCCATCATGGGTTACTGGTACGCATTGTCTGGAAACATTAGAGGTAATGGTCCTGCTAATGCTGCTGATAGACAGAAGTTGATGAGAAAAGGATGGAGACCATACACAGTCAAGATTGGAAATACTTGGGTTAACTACAAAGGTATTCCAATGGTTGAACAGATGTTTGCCTTAGTTGGAGATTTGGCATATCACCAAACTTCATTGGGTTCAAATATGACTCAAACAGCTGTAGATAAATTAGCTTGGACTATATCTGCTACTTATTTAAACAACACACCTTTATATGGTATTGAACCATTAATGGCTGTTGCTAGTGGTGATGAGGCTGCATTTAAGAGATTAGCTGCAAACCTTGTTAGAGGTGCTATACCTCAATCTGGAGCAATGGGTGTTATCTCTAAAAGTATTACTCAAGCACAGAAAGATATCTATAATGATTTCTGGGGATATGTTCTAAACTCAACACCAGCAAAAGTAGCCTTACCTTCTCAAATTGATTACTGGACAGGTGAAGAAATTAATGAAGTAGATAATCATTTACTTCGTATTCTTAATGCGGCTAGTCCAATTAAAATGAGTGGTGGTGAGGAACCTTGGAGACTATGGTTACTTAACAGTGGGTTTGATGATATCAATATCATTCGAAAGAAATTTGATAAGGATGTTGAATACACTGCTGAGGAAAGAGAAGCCATAGGTAGAGCTATGGGTGAAGACCAGATCTGGAAAGAAGTTGATAAGATGAGAACTAACCCTGAATGGAATAGACAGTTAGATGAACTTCGTCAATTTATTAATTCAGGTGCTAGTGATGAAGACGTAAGGAGGTATAAAGATAAACTACCTGTTTATCAAAAACTCAAGAAACTTATTAAAGATTCTCAAAAAAGAGCAGAAAATAAAATAGCTTCTGATCCAAAATATAAACATCTAGACATACTAGGCAATGGTGCAGCTATTGTTAAACGTCGTATGGAACTAGGTGATATACAGGGAGCTTCAGAACAGTCTAGAAAAAACTATCAGACTAAGCAAAACCTAACTAACTACCACCGAAATTAATAATGAATCAATTCAATGGCTGTAACCGAATCAAATTATACCGTAGTAAGTAGTTCCACCACTAATTACTCATTTACATTTCCATATTTAAAGACCACTGATGTGAAAGTTAGCATCAATGGCACGGCATCGTCTGCATGGACTTTCCATAATCCAACGATCGTAAAACTGAATAGCAATCCAACAGTCGGAGATAAGATAAGAATTTACCGTGAAACAGATGATTCTGACTTGCAAGCAACATTCTATGCAGGATCATCTATCAAAGCTTCTGACTTGAATGATAACTTCAACCAAACTTTATATGTTTCACAAGAGTCCAACAATAAAATTGATACTGCTTGGACCAGTGGTGATGAGACAATTGATAGTTCTGAAACTTGGGTTAGTAATGACTTAAGAGTTGGTACTACTCAAGCGATTGATGGAAGAATAGATAGTAAAATAGATACAGCATTAACAGGAGACGTTGTTGCTGGTAATAAAATAACAGTTACAGATAATAGTCCAAGTAGTGGGAAGATTACTGTAGCGGTGACAAGCGGCTCATTAGTAGATAGTGATGTCAACGCTTCAGCTGCTATAGCTGGTACAAAGGTAAGTCCTAACTTTGGCTCTCAGAACGTATCTACAAGTGGTACTCTTGGAGCTGGAAATACAACAGTCTCTGGTAACATTGTTGTTACTGGGACTGTAGACGGTAGAGACGTAGCAGCAGATGGTACCAAATTAGATGGTATTGATACAGGAGCTCCTGTATCAATACCATCTAATTTGGTACCATCTGCTGCTACGTCTCTACCGTCTACAGTCCCAGTAACAACAATGTTACCAGAGACTGTTGTATTTCCAGCTCCAAGAGTACCACTTGTAGATACGTTCTGAGAGCCAAAGTTAGGACTTACCTTTGTACCAGCTATAGCAGCTGAAGCGTTGACATCACTATCTACTAATGAGCCGCTTGTCACCGCTACAGTAATCTTCCCACTACTTGGACTATTATCTGTAACTGTTATTTTATTACCAGCAACAACGTCTCCTGTTAATGCTGTATCTATTTTACTATCTATTCTTCCATCAATCGCTTGAGTAGTACCAACTCTTAAGTCATTACTAACCCAAGTTTCAGAACTATCAATTGTCTCATCACCACTGGTCCAAGCAGTATCAATTTTATTGTTGGACTCTTGTGAAACATATAAAGTTTGGTTGAAGTTATCATTCAAGTCAGAAGCTTTGATAGATGATCCTGCATAGAATGTTGCTTGCAAGTCAGAATCATCTGTTTCACGGTAAATTCTTATCTTATCTCCGACTGTTGGATTGCTATTCAGTTTTACGATCGTTGGATTATGGAAAGTCCATGCAGACGATGCCGTGCCATTGATGCTAACTTTCACATCAGTGGTCTTTAAATATGGAAATGTAAATGAGTAATTAGTGGTGGAACTACTTACTACGGTATAATTTGATTCGGTTACAGCCATTGAATTGATTCATTATTAATTTCGGTGGTAGTTAGTTAGGTTTTGCTTAGTCTGATAGTTTTTTCTAGACTGTTCTGAAGCTCCCTGTATATCACCTAGTTCCATACGACGTTTAACAATAGCTGCACCATTGCCTAGTATGTCTAGATGTTTATATTTTGGATCAGAAGCTATTTTATTTTCTGCTCTTTTTTGAGAATCTTTAATAAGTTTCTTGAGTTTTTGATAAACAGGTAGTTTATCTTTATACCTCCTTACGTCTTCATCACTAGCACCTGAATTAATAAATTGACGAAGTTCATCTAACTGTCTATTCCATTCAGGGTTAGTTCTCATCTTATCAACTTCTTTCCAGATCTGGTCTTCACCCATAGCTCTACCTATGGCTTCTCTTTCCTCAGCAGTGTATTCAACATCCTTATCAAATTTCTTTCGAATGATATTGATATCATCAAACCCACTGTTAAGTAACCATAGTCTCCAAGGTTCCTCACCACCACTCATTTTAATTGGACTAGCCGCATTAAGAATACGAAGTAAATGATTATCTACTTCATTAATTTCTTCACCTGTCCAGTAATCAATTTGAGAAGGTAAGGCTACTTTTGCTGGTGTTGAGTTTAGAACATATCCCCAGAAATCATTATAGATATCTTTCTGTGCTTGAGTAATACTTTTAGAGATAACACCCATTGCTCCAGATTGAGGTATAGCACCTCTAACAAGGTTTGCAGCTAATCTCTTAAATGCAGCCTCATCACCACTAGCAACAGCCATTAATGGTTCAATACCATATAAAGGTGTGTTGTTTAAATAAGTAGCAGATATAGTCCAAGCTAATTTATCTACAGCTGTTTGAGTCATATTTGAACCCAATGAAGTTTGGTGATATGCCAAATCTCCAACTAAGGCAAACATCTGTTCAACCATTGGAATACCTTTGTAGTTAACCCAAGTATTTCCAATCTTGACTGTGTATGGTCTCCATCCTTTTCTCATCAACTTCTGTCTATCAGCAGCATTAGCAGGACCATTACCTCTAATGTTTCCAGACAATGCGTACCAGTAACCCATGATGGCAGTAGCACCACCAATCATTAGACGACCTTCATACTCATCCTTTAACTGTTTATAGATAGCCATAGCATTAGGTGTCTCATCGAAGTTTTTAACTCCATGAGCTGCTAATGCTTCTTTAATGAGATTAATATCATCACCTGCTTTTAATACCTTTGCATACTTGGATTTAACTCCAGGTATAAGAGATATAGGTGTATAAGATAAAGCTAGTTTGACTTGGTTTAAACCAGTTCTAGGGAACATCATTAATGTTTTTAGAGCTGGTACTTTTGTTAAACCTGAGTTCAACCAAGTAGCTATACCATCATCA